CAGACCGGTTTTTTCGGAATCTGTATGACCGCTGGGCCACAAGCCCGCCAGAGCCAAAGGATGAGGACGAGTATTTGGATGATGAGTCGGACAAGGAGGATAGGAATAATGGATGAGGATTATTGGCAAAAGCGTTGTGAGTTTTGGTGCGCCAGGTATCTCGAGCTCGCGCAGACCGTGAGGCCATTGCTATCGACCGCGAGTCGGGTGGATGATTACAGCGAGCTGCAGTTTTATGTGGCTCAGGTTGAGGGATTATTGAGGAGAGATGTTTATGGGCAGCCAGACGATAAACCAGCTGATTGAGGGCGCCGACCCGCAGGTGCAGCAGTACATCAAGATGCTGCAGGACAAGGTTGGCAGCCTCGAGGCGCAGCTCTCCGGCGTAATGGGTGAGCTGCAGTATCTGAATCGGGCGCTCTGGGGCGCAAAGGCGCAAGAGGATATGCACCGGGCCCTGGATAAGGACATTGGTTTGATTAGGGGAGGGACAGTTGATCTGCCACCAATGTCAGACAGATGAGGAGGCTTATAGGACTGAGGTCCTCGAGACGCGAGAGCGTTGGAACGAGGAGGACGAGGAGACCTATGTCTACCGTCGCCGCAAGTGTCTTAACTGCGAATTTATTTTTGAAACGATCGAACTGAGGGTTGAGGAATGAGTAAGCTCACGACGCGCCAGGCGCGCGCACTCATTGCGACGCCAGAGAATCAAGAGCGCGTCGTGCAGGAGCTCGGGCATATCGCGAGCTCGGATATTACGGATGTGGTGAGCTGGACTGGTGACATGGCGATGCTCAAGGCGAGCGAAGAGCTGCCCATGCAGGTCAGGCGCGCGATTAAGAAGGTAAAGATCACGCCGGGTAAATATGGCAATTCGGTGGAGGTGGAGATGCACGACAAGCTCTCGGCCCTTCGCATGATGGCCAGGGTGACGGGCTTAAATGAGCCGCAGCAGGATGAATCGAACCGCCCGACAATGATCGGAATTAAGTTGAATCTGCATAAAGTGGAAGAGGTAATCTATGCCAAGGACGAAAGGCGCGACGCAGAGGCGGAGCCGGAATGATGCTGGCCTTGAAATACTAGGGGACCTGAGTCTTGATTTTTCGACGAGTCCAACGACCTCGAAGTTTCTATCCGACGATTCGTTTTTCAGAGGGATCATGGGTCCCGTTGGCTCTGGAAAGTCTTACGCTTGTGCTTCCGAGATCCTGCTGCGAGCTGTGCGCCAGGAACCTTCCCCGGTGGACAATATCCGTTACACCCGCTGGGTGGTTATTCGTAACACCTACGGTGAGCTGCGCACCACTACGATCCGGACATGGCTGGAGATTTTCCCCGAGCATATTTGGGGAACAATTCGTTGGTCTCCGCCGATTACGCACCACTTGCAGCTGCCGAGTCGAGACGGCGTCCCTGGTTTAGATTGTGAGGTGATCTTTCTGGCGTTGGATGATGCCAAGTCGGTGCGAAAGCTGCTCTCGCTCGAGGTGACTGGTGGCTGGTGCAACGAAGCACGCGAGTTGCCGCTCGCTGTGCTGCAGGGATTGACCGCTCGCGTCGGGCGATTCCCGAGTAAAACCAACGGCGGTTGCACCTGGCGCGGGATCTGGGCCGATACGAACCCGCCGGATGACGATGGCTGGTGGTATCGCCTGGCCGAGAAGGAGCCGGTGCGCGGAAAGTACAAATGGAATTTCTACACGCAGCCAGGCGGCATGGTCGAGGCTTCGCCTGAGTCGCCTGGCGCGATTCCGGCTGCGGGAAAGCATTGGATTAACAACACAAAGGCGGAAAACGCTAGGAATCTGCCGCTCGGGTACTACGAGCAGCAGCTCGGTGGTAAAAATCTGGACTGGATTCGCTGCTATATCGGGGCGCAGTATGTTTATGTGCAGGAGGGGCGTGCTGTGTGGCCAGAATACGACGACTCGACCATGGTTGAGGAGTCGGTCAGCTACACGCCAGAGCTGCCTTTGCTGATTGGCTGCGACTTTGGACTGACGCCTGCGGCGGTGATCGGGCAAAAGCTGCCCTCTGGGACCTGGCATATCCTGGAGGAGATTGTGACCGAGGATATGGGGCTGCAGCGCTTCGGGCAGATGCTGCTGCAGCAGCTCAACATGAAATATCCCAAGGCCGAGGTCATTCTGACGGGCGACCCGGCTGGCCAGGCGCGCGATCCAATCTTTGAGACGACGGCTTTTGACCATTTGCGCACGCTCGGCTTTAGCAAAGTGCAGCCCGCGGCCACCAACGACTTTGGCGTGCGGCGAGAAGCTGGCGCCGCGCCCATGATTCGGCTCATTGATCGAAAGCCAGGGCTTCGCGTGTCCAGGAATTGCCCGAAACTTAGAAAGAGCTTGGCCGGTGGGTACCACTTCAAGCGCGTTGGCGTGGCCGGCCAGGAGAGATTTCGCGACGCACCCCACAAAAATCAGCATAGCCATGTGGGGGATGCGTTTTCCTACCTGATGCTCGGCGGTGGTGAGTACAAGCGCCTGACCCGCAGCGGAATGCGCATCCATGAGGGGCAGATGTTTACGGCCGACTTTGATTTCGACATCTTATGAGCGATCTGGCCGAGTTTTTAGAAGGGGTGCGTCTCCCCCAGGGCGGAAAGCTGGTGCCGTTTTTCTACGGCCATGTGTCGATGATGAATTTGAACGAGCACGACGAGACCACAAAGCGCTGCGTTCCGGACTGGTTGCGCCGTTTGGAGGGTCAAAGTGCCCTTGGACCGGCGTTTACGGGCATTTATTACGGCAAACCGATGCTCTCCTTTGGGATTATTCCAATCTGGACCGGTTTGGCAGAGGCTTGGATGGTCCCAGACAAGGACATTGGTCGCGTAGCGGTACCACTGTGCAGGGTAGCGAGGCAGTTCTTCAACCACTGTGAAACCACAATGGGACTGCGGCGCATTCAAATCATAGTCCGTTCATCAAATGTTCGTGCAGTTGAATGGGCGAAGTTCCTATACTTTGAGCCAGAGGCCACTTTGACGGCTTTTGGTCCCGACGGGGAAGATTATTTAATGATGAGGAGGTTGAAAAATGAGCGGTCTGTTCTCTAGTCCTTCACCACCGCCGCCAGATCCTAAGATCGCGGAAACACAAGAGAAGCAGGAAAAACGAATCGAAGAGCAAGAATCTACTAAGCAAAAGCAAATCGCGGCTTCGAGCCGTGCGCGCCGCACTGGTGGTATGCGCTTGCTGTTTAGTCAGGATCGTGAGAATCCTGCGCTAGGCATTCCTAATGAAGATAAACTCGGAGGGGGCTAATCATGCCAGGCGTCTACGGTAAGGGTGGCAAGATGATGAAGAAGTTTGCCTATACAAAGGCTGGGGCTGTTGCTGCCAAAAATTATGCGCGAGAATCTGGTGGCCAGGTCAAGACCGACGCTAAATCGGAGATGGCCGCCAAGTTCAAGCGCAAGCGAGCGAAGATGTAATGCCTGCCAAGAAGTACCAAAACCCGAAGGGCGGATTAAATGCCGCCGGCCGGGCCTACTTCAAACGCAAAGAGGGGGCCAATCTAAAGCCGCCGGTAAAGGGATCACCAGCTGGCGGTGAGCAGCTGCGACGCAAAGCGTCTTTTTTGGCCAGGATGGCTGGAAACCCTGGTCCTGACTTCGACGACAAGGGTAGGCCCACAAGGAAGTTGCTGTCATTGCGGGCCTGGGGCGCAAGCTCCACGGCCGATGCAAAGAAAAAGGCAGCTTCACTCTCGGCCAGGTATAAAAAGATGAAGGGCAAAAAATGAAAATGTCGGTCAGAGATGTTTTGAAAAGGTCCGAGCTGGCAGATGCTCGAAAAGATTTATGGCGCTCGATCTACGAGGAGTGCTACGAATTTGCGCTGCCGCAGCGCAATCTCTACTCCGGCCACTACGAGGGCAAGACGCCTGGCCAGAACAAGCGAGCTCGCGTCTTTGATTCGACTGCAATCAACTCGACGCAGCGCTTTGCCAATCGCATTCAGAGCGGGCTATTCCCGCCGTATCGCAAGTGGATGCAGCTCACGCCCGGCTCCGAGATCCCGGCC